CAAAAAATTTATCAACAAGAGGTCCGAAATTAATATAGATTGAGTCAGTGTCAGATGCGATGACATAGTCAACATCTTTAGTTTGTAACAAATTATTTAGATATTCGTTTACATGATTTTCAATCCACCTGATAGATGTCTGTCCAGACAGTGTGATTGCCTCAGCATTTGCTAGTTTGTAATACCTAAAATACTGATTACCAATAGCACCATAGGCAGAGTTAAGAGAGATCTTCTTTGCCATCTGGATGTTATTACACCTAGCAATCTCCTTCTCTAGTATTTTGGAAGGTGCTTTTTCATACTCTTGCTTTGCTACAAGCATTCTCTTCTTAAAGATGACCCTTTCAGCATACATCTTCTCCATCAGTTCAGGGAGAAATCCCTTCACATCTTTCCTATACATCGCACCATTGGCACAAACTGCATAGTCTTTATACATTTCAAAACTTATCTTTTCCTCAAGAATTCTATCAACTGTAGCTGATGGGTGTTTCTCTTCAATGAGGGTCTCTGGCGAAATATTGTATTGCATAATAAGATGAGGATACAGACTGTTGAGATCAAAACTAACAACCCAATCATACTTTCCTGGTTTCGGTTCCTTGACATATGCGCCAGCAAACTTTGAATCCTTTTCTGATCTATCTTTGGGAGGGATAACAATATTCCTCCTCTTTAAGTAGTTATAAATTATTGTATCCCACATCCTGACCTGGTACATCACATCAACATAGTTGACCTTTGCTGTGTATGCCATAGTCATAGCAAGTTCAATCAGTTTCATCTTGTCTTCCAAGCGGTCAACAAGTTCCACGTCAATGATGTTGTAATCTACAAACTTCTTCCAGTTACCCCTATAAAAATCTTTGAAGGTATCAAACTCACTATGATCAAGTTTTTTCTGACCCAACTCTACCTGAGCTATGTAGTCCAGTCTATAAGACTCTTGTGCTTTGTAAGTGAACTTCTTATAAAGTTCAAGATAATCCAGTGTCGTAAGTCCAGCAATATCATAAACATTGAATTTTCTACCAGAAACGTAAACTTCCTCTTGGGATACCAAACCCCAAGGAGATAGAAGTTTCATCTTCTTCTCACCCATAATCCTGCTAATCCTACCACACAGGTATGGGATATCATACAACCTCACATTCCACCCTGTGACCACATCAGGGGTGTTGTTTGACCACCAATACAAGAATGCATTAAGCATTGCCACTTCATCTTCATGATGGTGATAAGTTACATTCTTCTGTGAGGGAGTATATGGTTTTCTCCCCCATGTAACAATCTTCTTTGTAGCATTGTCCTGAATAGAGATAGTCAGCATCTCCTCAGAACAAGACTCAGGGTCAGGGAATCCTTCTTCTGCCTGAACCTCAATATCCATTGTTACCAGAGAAATTTTTGAGATATCAAACTTAATCTCTTCCTCTGGATACTTATTTGAAATATACTGATACAAATATCTCTCATTACCATAGATGGGGAAGTTCTCCACACCTTCATACTTTTTGTAGAACTCCCTACAGTCCCTAATAGTGCCTGGTTGAATAGGTTCTACATTCTCACCTTCAAGTGTCTTCCACTTAGATTCTTTCTTTGACTTTACATAAAGAGTTGGTTGGAATTCTTCCTTATACTTTTTCTTCTCACCATTCTCATAACCACGAACCAGAAAGTTGTTGCCAACCATCTGAATGTTTGTGTAGAAATTCATTCCTTCACCAAGCTCTCATACCTCTCTTTCAGTTTACTATTAGGTTCAGCAATCGTCAAGATCTTGTCTGAGTGAATCATAAAGGTGTTCTGAGTGGTTACACCAACCAACCAAGGAGACATTGTATCATTCTCCCCCAAGACCATTGGTTCAGTTATTTTGCAGTCAGGGGCACCTAGTTCTCCTGATACCTCCTCAATCTGTGTAATCAACATAAAATTCTCAAGAACCAATACTTTAAGATTTTCCATAATAACTCCTAAAAAAATAGGGGACTTCTGGTTTTTGCCAGAGTCCCCATGCGGCGACGATATTCAATTTTTATTTAGTTAGTTTTTTGGGGTAAGGGACCATGCTCCAAATGCAGCACCTGCACAGGTGCCTAGAACTGCTGCTAATGCGAAAATTTCCATTATGGTGTAGTAAATGAGTAGGTATTTATACTAGGAGTTGCATGTAGTCTATGTAAATATACCTTGAAAGATCCCACCCATAAAAAGAGTGATGATGGTTCCTATAGCAAAGGTGGTTGATGTAAGATTCATGAACTTCTAATTGTGTACAAAAATATTTAGAAAACTGTATCAACATGATACAGTTTTGGTATCAACTATAGCATTATTAGGTCAGGATATCAGTACCATTCCTTTCTCTTATGTGCCTCTGGAATAACCTTTCCAAGTTCAACTACTAAGAGCCCATCCTCAAAGCTAACTGATCTAACTTCCGTATCCTCTGCCAGTGTCCAAGCTCTGGTGAAAGATCGTTGAGCCACTCCTCTATGGATGTAGTCTGTTTTTTCTTCTTTTTCTGTTTCTCGTTTACCTTCAACGAATAGTTTTCCGTCCTCTGTGTAGACATTTACTTCTTTCTTTTTAAAACCTGCTAGTGCTAATTCAAGAATTGATTCAGTCTCACTAGTTTGAATCAAATTATATGGTGGGTAGTTTGACGTTTCTTGCACTTTGAAAATCCTGTCAAAATATTCATCCATGCCAATTGAATTACGTGTGATCCTGTCAATTAGTTGGTCAAGATTCGCAGCGTTATACTTCCTGATGTCCAGTTGCATTTTTACTTCTCCTTATTAAAGCGAGATTTGATTGTGTGGACCCATAAGGCATCCACACATATTTATAACATAGATCAAAGAAAAAGGTAGTCGTAATTACCCTTCCTCCTGCTGTTTACCTTTTTTACCAATATTATACTTCTGCTCTAAAGTCCACTCATTCTTATCTCTGTAAGGAAGGACTTTAATTTGATTAAGGGGTGCAATGTCCATGATTGAATCTTCTTTCACCACTGAAATGAGACCCCAATCAGCAAGCAAGCGAGTAATACGATTCCTACGCTGAACATCGTTAATAGTAAGGTTAGCGTATTTACCATCAAGGGCAAACAACTCCTTGAAATGCACTATAAAGTATTTACCCTGCTTGTGCAAAATATGACAGGATTGGTAAAGTTTCTTTTCCTTCCTAGAAGCCACACCAATTCTAGTAAGTGTTTCTCTTACCTTAAGGAAATCATCTGGTTCATTGAGGACAATTTCAATCATTTTGTCCTGTGACCAATGAACCTGGGGTTCAGCAGTTTGAGTCATCTTTTGCCACCAGTGTCAAGT